TTTTCCAAAACATCGGTCACCGAATAGGAGATTGGAGACTTATACAGGAAGCGATAAATGAACGCCCCAGTATACAAGTTTCTTCTCTTCTTAAACGGAAAGCTAAATGGTACCTTTATTCCTGCATCATCCATCTCGTCTAAAGGGATCGGCAGAAAACGCTGACCCCTAAGAAGACAATGTATGGTAGCAGGCAAAGGTATGCTCCAAGTAGCCGACCAACGGTTCAGCCGGTTGATTGCGGAATACCTATCGCCTTCCATCTTCAGCGTCTTAACATAGACGCCTCTGATGTTGCGACCACGAAAATAATCGTGGCCACACGACTCACGGAATAGTCCTGAATTAAAGGACTTGTTTACGTTAACCTCGAAACCGCATAATGACAGCAGCTGCACGACTAGGTTATAAGCCTGTGTCAAGCAGATGATATCATCGCCAAAAACGGCGAAGTTGCCCGAGGACTGTCTACTAGGCTTGAGGAATGAGTACCCCAATGCTTTGTAGGCACCGTAAACTAGGGCCGTAAAGAATATCGTTTGAAGGGGAAAAGTAAAAGCATTCCCCATCGAAGATATCATATGCAACTCTACACTAGCTCCATCTGGAAGGATGGCGTAAGGGCTACGAGTCATTACCAGCATGTCAAAAACATGTTTAGGGAAGAACTCGCTAACCAGACTAGTAGACATCGAGTCTGAAGCTGATGATAAGTCGATAGTTCCAAACTTACCACTCACGGACCCGAGCCGAGCTAAACTTCTATTCCAATCAGGTTGCTTAGAGAGACTGATACCACTTGTCTCGACAAGCAATTCTTCAAGGACAGAAGCTATACCCTTCTGAAATAACATATTCAAAAGGGGCTCAGTGCATATGGTACGGCTTATTTCCACTGTCTTAGGAACAAAACTAAGGCGACTTCCTGGAACTACATCAGTTTCCCTAAACTTCGATCTAGTAGACTCAACGCTAGACCAAAGCGGGTCACACGATATAGCCTGCACATATAAATAGTGCAGTCTTCTATCTGCAGCTAACATTTTGCTCGTACCAACCTTTGACAAAAAGTCGGTACTAAAGGCTCCAATGTTAGCACCATTACCGACGCCAAGCCTTCTGGAGATTTCAGCCAAGGTCAACCGTCTGAGGTTTCCCTCAGATTGGTCTCTTGGATGAAACATGCGATAGATAAAATCCTTCGCTTCTCCTATTGCAATGGCGGCAATGTTGGTACAACCGGATACATCGAGTTTAAAGTCTTTACACCTTTCGTTAATGCTTAAGAAAAGTGTTAGGGCTCGCTGATCAGCATCTTTCTTAACCTTATCGCTGAATTTCTTCAGCAACGAGGCGCGGAGAGATTGCATAGCAGCTTGTCCAAGACTCATATCAGGATAGGGACTAATCGCCCCATTCCATCCGGCCATTCGCAGATCGTGATCCAGGCTAAAAGGAAGTTCAACAGCGTAATCACGCATGCTTGCTCCTTTATCCCAGACAGCTCCTCAAGAGAAGCCCAACGTCTAAGGCTAGACAATACCGCTTACAGCGGTATCGCCGACACCAGCAGACTGCTGGACTAAAGCTCCGAAATGAGCTGACAAGGCAGCACGTACATTTGGCGCATCGGCAGTATCCGAGCCGGCCGGCAGATCAATAATTGTAGTGATCTGCAGGTTTTGGAACGGTTGCCCCGCTAATGGAAGAACACCCTTGCGGGTGATCATCTTAAACGTGTTGCGTGGGACATCCTTTATCAGACCCGTTACAGGATTGGGCTTTCCCAAAAAGCGGAAAACCTTAGGCTTGAAAAACGAGATGGTAAAGGGACTGGACATGCTATGCACGGTTACGCCAGCCTGCGTTCCACCTAACGCGGTGACTGCAACTTGCTTACCGGAGATATCCGGTGGCGAATCCGTCACGTGAGTATAAGTGGGTGCAGTGAACCCCGTTTGCGCTTGCCCGGTAATCGGGCTTGTTAATGCAAAGCTCATGATAGTCCTCTATGTGTCTGACATCTAGCGATGCCAATGACGAGGGTTATGTTGCGGATGAAGAGCATTGGCTTGGCTTAAAAGGGCGTCAATGTTTGCTAACTGACCCCCCGTTAAGTTAAAGTTGAACTGAAAGGACGGCATACTCATGCCGACACCAGCAGTCCTCACAACGATCTTCGATTTGAGAAGATGAAAACCTTGACTACCGCTTAGAGCAACCTGCGTCCATCCTGAGCCACCCGGCGGAGATCCCCAAATTTGATGAAAACGTCCGTGTTTTACCACGTTCGTAATCACATCTTTGTTGACCCATGCCAGGCGCTGAGTATTGACGATAGAAGCATCTAAGATGTCACCAATATTGGTGAAGTAGTCAGCGAGAAAGCTCCAGGGCAATAACTCCCAGGCAGCTGGAATGAAGTTCTGCGGCTCAAAGCCGAAGAGGTCGTCATTTTGCCAGCTTGGAGCATTCACCTGAGTAATAACCGCGCCCTTATACCTTACTTTGACTTGGTTTAAAACCCAAGAGCTGGAGGTAAGAAAACTACACCCTCCATCATACTGAGCTGCAAAACCCGGCCAATAAGCCGAGGGATGCTGCTTAGTAACATCGTAAAGTTTGGTAGCGCCGGCAGACAGTTTTAAAGTCTGCACGGGTTCGACTATCCTCCGATACGCTTTGACGGCATTACTGACGTCATTGAGAAGCGGATTCCAGCCGAACGATTGCTCAAGCCAAGCCGATCCAATGTCATTTAACCACTTCTTGGGATTGGCACGCTTTCTTTTACTTAGCGTACCAAGAAAATCCGTAGAAAGTGATCTTATGCCAACGAGCGGATTGCGCAGCATACGCAGTGTCTCAGTAAGTTCGCCTAAGAAAATCATACCCTGAAACTGGGTAGTGAGTAACTTAAGCTTCTTATAAAACGCTGCAATTGCTAGGTTGTCCACGAAAGTTGTGTCAATAAGGAAATTAAACAGACTGCTTGTTAAAGTAGGAGAGTTTTGGTTGTTACGTATAAACGTATCACCCTCATTTTCTCTTCTACCAAA